GTACACGTTCGGGATCGAAAAGCGGATCGGCTTCCAGTCCGGGTCGGGCGATGAGGGGTCGTCGAAGATCTCGACGTGGATGGTGGTGAGGTTGCTCATGAGTGCACCCGCAGACTTTGCAGTTCGCGCACCACCAAGCGATTGGATTTGCGGGCTTCGCGAATGAGCGTCGCGCGGAGCTCGCCCTTCTCACTTCGCGCCTGCGCGATGAGAAGGCGGCGCATGCCGGCGTGCGCGCCGGCGGAAATGAGATACAGCTCGCGGCCGCTCTTCGCGCGCGAATAGACGCTCATGCGACCTCCCGCTGCTTACCGCAGTAGATGGGCGCGGGCTTGGTGGCGGCGTTNNGCGCTCGATGATCTCGGCGCGGGTCGCGGCAAGGGCCAGGTGATCGCGCGCGCGGGCCGAGGCGAGCTTCATCCAAAGCCGCGCGCACACGGCGGGTTTGCCGAGCGAGAGGCCGAGCGCGTTCTTGAGAGCATCGGGGCCGCGGACTGCGAAGTCCTCGTACGCCACGAGCTCGCGGGGGGAGAGCGGCGCGCGGCGCGCATAAGGAGCGGGGGCAGTTGTCGCTGCCCCCTTGTAAGCACCGCTTCGGACAGCGGCCATGTTCAGGCCGCCTTCTTGAAGCCAGCGCCGGCGATTGCGCGCCACTCGGTTGCCGGCAGTTCGATCACCTGGCCGCCCAGGCGTTCGAGCTCGCTCGCGCGGTCATAGTCGGTGACGATCTGCTCATCGCCAGCCAAGCGCGTCACAGCCCACTGCAAGCCGAAGCGGTTCGGTTCACCCGCTTCGACCAGCCGATCGAGCAGCGACTTGCTCTCCGCCTCCGAGAAGCGATTCTTCTCGGCGAACACCTCGACCACGTCGACCAAGCTGCTGTTGATGACATCCTCGCGCGGGTCGCACTCGCGGTCGTAGGCGAGATTCGCCTCGATGCGCTCGGCACGAAGCTCGGCGATGCGGATCGATTCGAGCACTACGCGCGGGCTGTCGCACATCGCGCAGGTGACAGTGTCGCCCACCTCATCCGCCACGCCGCTGTGCAGGCACTCGCGGCAGAAGTAGCGGTCCTCGGTCTTCGTGATGAACGGCGAGGTGATCTTGTCAGCCATTGCGCTCTCCCGGTGTCAGTGGCCGAGAGAATAAATCCTAATTAGGAACCTGTCAATCCTGATTAGGAGCGAGCGCGAACAGCGTCGCGTTTTACGGCTTCGGTTTCTTCAGGTGATCGGCCCAGGCGATGAGGGCAATGCCTGGGGAGAGCAGGGCAGCGATGGCGAGAAAGTGCCGCACGTTGAAGGGGCTGAAGGTCTCGGTGAGCTCCGCGAACCCGCGGCGGTGGAGAATCATCGCCGCGTGCGCCGTGATCGCGAGGCCCGCGAGCGAGAGCCAGGCAAGACCGATCGCGCGAATAATCTTAGCTCGCATGAGCGACTCGACGACATCGATGCTGGCTCCGAGCTGCCCGTCGATGACGCGAAAGACCTGAGAAGGTGAAACGTCTGCGTCCTTTGCAAGGGCACGATTCCTGGCGGTTGGATTGGGTAACTCCTTGTACCGCCGGTGAGAATCGCGGAGTGCGGTCACGTTCTGGGCCAGGAAGGTCCGCAGCAGAAAGGCCCCGCCTTTGTCTTTTTTTGAGCGACGTGTTTGCACGGCCAGAAACGCTACCGCTGAGTTCGCTGCTAATCTGGATTGCGAAATTCCTAAATAGGAACTACTCTCCGCGCTCATGGACAGCATCTACCAGTTCGTGATGGCAGGACTCGACGCGACCCGCGGCCATTGGCGCCAGGTCGCCGACGACACCGGCATTCCGCTGCAGACGATCAACAAGATCGGGTATCGCATCGTCAAGGACCCAGGCGTCTCTCGCGTAGAAACGCTGGCGAAATACTTTCGCAAAAACCCGCCGCCGAAGCCGCGCGCCAAAGCCAACGTCGCCGCCTAACTAACCACTCGGGGGGAAATGCCTTGTTTTCAAGCGCGGCGTTTAACCTAACAACCTTGCATAAGGTGGCGCGCTGATGGGTGCGCCACGTCAGAAGATCACGGTCAACCTGGACGAGATCGATCATCGCGCGCTCAAGGTGTTCGCCGATGCGGAGGGTCTGACGCAGATCGAGTGGGCCGAGAAGGTCATCAAGTCAGCGATATCCCTAAGGGTGCGTGAGACCAGTGTGCTGGCGAACGAACTGCAACGAGCGGGAATCATCGGGAATTTCCCGGAATCGGCAGCAACGCACGGGAAGAACGGCCGATGACCTCCGTCCGCTCCCTCGCCTGGCTGCATTGCGCGACGTGCGACGACACCACGTTGCACGACTACAACCGATGCCGGAAGTGCCAGACGCCTAACAACTCGTCGGGAAACCCGCCCGTGCCGAAGCCCAAGAGCGCGCACCTTAAGCGGTCTGCCGCTGGCGAAGCACGCCGCGTCGAGGCCCTGCGCGCCTACCACGCCGCACGCCGCGCGCGTAACAACTTTCAGCGAGGCCGCACATGAGGCGACCAGCACTCCCGAAGGCCGGGCAGCCGGCCTTTTTTTGGGACCCGCGATTGCACAATTTTCAACGCGGACTACACGCGCTGTCAGCCTCTCACGGAGGCCTTCATGGGCGCTGACATGCCCGAGGGAGACGAAGGCGGCGGGTTCTCGCCGAACGCCCGGATCGTCAACGTCTCACCCGACCAGATCGGCCGCTGGCGCCTGGAAAAGTCCATCGCGCTCGACAACGCCCGCTGGTCGCTGAAGGTCGGCCGCCCCGACATCGCGGCGCGGAACGTGGCGGGCGCGAAGTTCTGCCACCTGCAGATCATGCGCATCAAGGCGCATTTGAGACGCCGCGCCGGCCGCGGTGTCGCCGAGCTCGAGCGCCTCGCGCAACGCATCGACCACCTCACGAAGGAGCAAGCCCATGAGATCGAAGCCTCTCTCGAAGCGCGAGACCCAGGTGCTCACGCACATCGCGAACGGCCTGCGGGCGACCGAGATCGCCTCGAAACTGAAGCTCAGCGTGAAAACTGTCTCGACGTTTCGCACGCGGACGATGGAAAAACTCGGCCTCGAAAAGGGCTCAACGGATGTGGAGATCCTGAAGGCGGCAGTGAGCCAGGGCATCGTGAGCTTCAGTGCCTGAACTCGCGCGAGCGCGAGCTCGTGCTCCACCTCGCCCGCGGCCGAAATCACGCTGAGATCGCATTCGCGATGGGGCTCACGACCGGAACGATCCGCGTGTACCAATGCAACGCGGCCGCGAAGATGGGCATCAAGGGCCGGCAGTTTCGCGAGTACGCAATCCGCCGCCGGCAGGAGTGGCACGCATGACCGCCCCAGCCCTGCGCACCGGCACCCTCGCCATCGCGCCCTGCAACCGCTGCAAGCGCGAAACCCTGCACCGCAGACACGTGTGCAGCGAGTGCGGCCTGCGCTCCTGCCCAGCGCGCCGCGGCACCCGCTCCCCCTCGCGCGTCTTCGGCTTGAACCGCGCCGAGCGGCTGCTCTACCAGAAATTCTTGCGCAACGGCATCGCGCACGACATCGCCCTTCGGGAAGCGAAGAGGGGGCCAGGCTGATGGCCAGAATCCGCTCGATCAAGCCCGAGTTCTGGAGCGACGAAAAGCTCAGTGAGTGCTCACTGAGTGCGCGCCTCACGTTCATCGGCCTCTGGACCTTCGCCGACGACGAGGGGCGCCTCGACTTCCAGCCATCACGCCTTCGGATGCAGGTCTACCCCTGCGGAACGGTGAGCATCGAGCAACTCCGTGAGTACTTGGGAGAACTCACTGAGCGCTCACTGATTCGCTTTTACGAGGTCGACGGGCGCGAATACCTCGACATCCCAAATTTCACGAAACATCAAAAGATTAACCGCCCGACACCGTCCAAACTTCCGAAGTTTTCGCGCAAGGCTCACGGAGTACTCACTGAGGACTCACTGCCGGAGGGGAGGGGAAGGGAAGGGATCTGGAGGGGAGGGGAGTCGAGTGGAAAGGAAGGGAGGGGAGAGGCGCGCCCTGTGGATAACTCGGCAGGCAACGGTCGACTCAACGGCCGAAAGCCGGAAGATTTTTCTGGTGAGAATGCCCCCCCTGAAGAGCCCTCAAGCCGAAGAGGCGTGAGCGCCGAACGCAAGAACGGCAACTTCGAGGAGATCCTCGAGGCGGTCACCAAAGTGCTGGCTGCTGGTGGCGTGAAGGCCGGCGAGTACCAGCGCATCGGCGACATGGCCGGCATCACACCGCTGCAGGCCGAGGTCGCGATCCGCCAGCTCCGTGACCGCGGGCGGCTGCCGGGAGTGGCGGCATGAGCATCACGAAGCCACTCGACGGCTGGGACCGAAATGCGGCCAAACTACTGCGCCGGAGGATCTTCGAAGGCTCGCCCGATGCGAGCGTGAACTACGCGCCGGACAGCCGCTACGGCGCAGGACCTGGTCCGCTCACGGTGCAGATCACCGAGATTCTTCGGCGTCACGCGGATCTGTGGGCGTACGAGCGCAGGCGCGATGAATCCCCAGTCCGCGATGGCGGCCGCGAGGCCTGGCTGCTGCAGATGCGCCTCGCAGATTGCGAGATCAAGCGCCTCCTCGCCGGGCACACGTTGAGCCGAGGTGCGGCATGAAGCGCGCGCAGCCCGCGCTTGCGAAAGTCGTGGCCCCACTGCCCGAGCACAGGCTGCACGCGGAGCTTGAGGCGTGGATCTGCGAGCGGCTGAAACTTCGCGACCTCTTCGCGGGCACGACCACGCGCGAGATCCGCCGCGATCGGCTGAAAGTGATCCTGCTCGAACGCGGCTTGACCGAATCCATCGCCGGGAAGTTTGGCGGCAAGCCCGTCACCTGGCGCGCGCTCTTCACGCTCTACACGGGCGAATCCATCGACTAACTACAGGAGAACCACATGGCGAAGAAATTCAAGCTTTCCGAAAAGGCCTGCCAGCTCGGCAGCAAGTTCACGAGCAACGGCGAAGGCGAGGGGGACAAGCGCGAGGACCTCGTGAAATTCTCGCTCGAGGGTCTGATGCTGAACGCGAAGGAGCTCGACAAGATCCTGGGAGAAGGCGCGCACGCGCGGCTCTTCGTCGAAGGCAAGGGCGACGACATCAAGCCCGCGCTCGGCGATGACGTCAACGAGCTCGCGCTCGTGCACCGCTACGTCGATTCGTCTGTCACGCTGACCCTCGACGATGAGACCTTGACCCTCGCCCAGGCGAAGATCATGGGCGTCATCCTGCAGCCTCAGATCGGCGGCATGACCTGGATGAGCTGCGACATCGAGGCGCCCGCGGTCGAGGGCGTCGACTCCATCCGCCGGCACTCGGGGCTGAAGATCGCCGCGCAGTTGAACTTCGGCGTGAAGCCCGTGCTCGACAAGCGGCAGAAGAACTTGCCGCTCGGCGAGGGCAAGGCCGAGGACGACGAGGAGGCCGACGAGCAGCCGCGCAAGGGCCGCAACGGGCACCAGCCGGAGGCGCGGTGATGGCCATGCAATTCGCAGAACCCGTCAACGACGAAACCATCGCGAGGATCCGCGAGCTCTTCGGCGAACCGTTCGCGTCTGACCGCAAGACATTCCTGTTCGATTCGCTCCCGCCGAGGATCAACGGCAACGACATGCGGGAAATCGCCAACAGAGCGAAGCAGCCGGCGACGCTTGAGATCCTCAAGGATGGCGACGTTCGCACGGTGGGCGACACCCGCTACCTCGTCACGCCGCAGGGCTGGAGGCGGTTGTGAACATGGACCGCATGACGCGCGTGCACGACAGCGAAGAGCAGGCGCGCGCCGCCTGCGAGGCCTTCCCGCGCGATCCGAAGTGCCCGGAGCCGCCTGGCCTCTTCGACATCGCAACCGCCTGGAGCACGCTCAAGGCCGCGATTCAGGGAGATCCCGAGTACGCGTGGTCATGGCACTGCAACCTTGCGGTGCCGATCCTCGACCGCTCACATGGCCTGCTCACACAGCGGCAGGCGAACGAGATCGCCGCCGACCTGGTGCAGCACTTTTTCGGCGTCGATATCCGCGCGAACGGCAACTGGCAGGCCTCGCTCGCCAACTGGGGCGAAGGCTTCGCGCAGAACGGGGAGGGGTGATGCGCGGTCGTCCACACTCGGCACTCCTCGCCGCCGCAATGCTGCAGGCGATGGCATCCCCGCGATTCCATGGCGCGGTGGAGAAGCTGCCGATTCCGGTGATCCCAGAGATCGCGCTCGGGGGCAGCAATGCGAAGCCAGGCAAGCATCGCAGCTCCGGCACTGGCTCGAAGCGCTTCGGCAAGGGCGGCAACAACGCCGGGCGCGGCACGGCGCACTGCGGCGCGAAGCAGGCGGCGAAGTACGCGAAGCAGGGCGCGGGCATCAACGTGCACTTCAACGCCCGCATGCGCTGGAACGAGACCGTCTATCCGCGCGTGCTCGAGCTGCAGGCGAAGCAGCGCGAGAGGAGCGGGCGGTGAAGCTCATCAGCGCCTTCGTGGTCGGCCTCGCCCTCGGTGCGCTCGTCTGGTACTGGATCGAGCGCGCCTGGAGCGATGCTGAAGACTGGGAGCGCGACCAGTGACCGACCCCACCAAGCCGCTGGTCGACCACGCGATGCTCGTCGACGCAATCAAGGGCGCCAGCGTAATCCCAGAGGCGCATCGGGCGCTGCTGCGGTCGAGTGGGCTCATCAAGACCTTTCACGTCAGCCAGTGGGACGACTTCGAAGACTGGGATCGCGATGCGCTGATGCGCGCCGACAGCGTCGACCTGCTCCAGATCTACCGCGAGCAACGCCAGCAGCTAGGAGATCCGATCCTATGAGCGACACGCTCATGACCCTGCGCTTCTCGCTGCCCTGGCCGCCGAGCGTGAACCACTACTGGCAGACCGGGCTGATCGGCGGCAAACGGGTGAAGATGCGCGCATCGGTGTTCCTGAGCGGTGCTGGCAAGAAATACCGCTCGTCCGCGATCCTGTCGCTGCGCTCGCAGAACGTTCCGAAGGATGCGCTCAAGGGTCGCCTCGCCGCCCACATCGTTGCCAATCCGCCCGATGCCCGCGTGCGCGATCTCGACAACATCGTCAAGGGCTGCCTCGATGCGATGAAGCATGCGGGCGTGATTCATGACGACGGCGATATCGACGACCTGCACATCGTCCGTGGGCTGCCGTTACGCGATGGGCGCCTGCAGGTCGAACTGCGCGAGCTCGGCCGGTATTACGACCAGGCTGACCTGCCGCTGCTCGCGCCCGCTACGCCACAGTTCGCGGCCGGCGACCCGTTCTAACCACTGGAGCAATCATGACCGACCAAGAGCAGCAGGATTCGAAAGAGGGGAGGGCCGCGAAGGACGTCGCGCAGGCCTCGGTGGAGCGGATTCAGGGCTGGAAGGGCGCCGAGGTCGCGGTCGCCGCTTTCGGCCAGGCGCAGCAGTCGCAAGCCGCGATCAACGGCCTCATCCGCCTGCTGCTGCACAAGGGAATTCTCTCGGCCGCAGACCTCGGTGACTCGATGGCCTGGTCGTACAACGAGCGCGCCGACAAGCTACGCGCGCAACGGGACAAGGAACTCGCGGGTTCCGCAATCATCCTGCCGCCGGCGCCCACGGCTCGCGGCAACTAACGGAGGCAACTCTCGTGGCACTCAAGAAAGTGGAACTGATCCGAAGCCGCATCCTGCGCGGCATGCTAGGCGAGCTGGTGCGCATTCGAAACTTCATCTCGACGGCCGGCGAGAACGAGGAAGCCGTCGAGCTCCTGCGCGGCGAGTCAGGCGACACGATCCTCGCGCTCATGACCGATACGCTGATGCGCGAGCTCGGCCAGGTGCCCCAGCTCTCCCGCGGTGACGACGTCGAGGAGGGCTCGAGCTCCACGACCACCAGGCGCGCAATGGCGAGACAGAGGCGCGTGACATGAGCGAGCCTCGCAAACCACCCAACGCCGGCAAGGGACGCGTGAAGGGCGTGCCCAACAAGGCGACGGCCGACGTGCGTGCCGCTGTCGCACTCTTCGCGCAGGGCCACGCGGGCGAGGTGAGCAAGTGGATTCGTCAGACCGCCGAAGGCATTCGCATCCGCGGCAAGAATGGCAAGCCCACGCAGAAGTATCTGGTGAGACCGGATCCGGGCAAGGCTGCGCAGATCTACTTCGGGGCGATCGAGTACCACATCCCGAAACTCTCGCGCACCGAGCTCTCGACGGGCAGTGACACGCTGAAGGTGGAAATTGTCGACCCCACAAGACGCGACGGTAAGGCTGCCTAACAACTGGCGCACCCGCGTCTACCAGGACGATACCTGGCGCTACTTCAACGGCGGTGGCCTGCGCGCGGTCGACATCTGGCACCGGCGCTCAGGGAAAGATGACATCTCGCTCAACTGGACCGCGGTCGCCGCGTTTCGCCGGCGCGCCTCGTACTGGCACATGCTCCCGGAGGCCTCCCAGGCGCGTAAGGCGATCTGGTCGGCGGTCGATCCGCACACCGGCGTCCGGCGCATCGACCAGGCCTTCCCGAAGGAGCTGCGCCTTCGCAGCCGCGATCAGGAGATGTTCATCGAGTTCGTGAACGGCTCGACCTGGCAGGTGCTGGGCTCGGACAACTACAACTCGTTCGTGGGCGCGCCCCCCGCGGGCGTCGTCTTCAGCGAGTACGCGCTCGCCGACCCCAACGCCTGGGCGTTCACGCGCCCGATCCTCGCCGAAAACGGCGGCTGGGCGCACTTCATCACGACGCCGCGCGGCAGGAACCACGCGCAGCGCCTCTACGCGATGGCGAAGAAGGATCCCAAGTGGCACGCGAAGCTCCTCACCGTGCGGGACACCGGCGTCATCTCGCCCGAGATGATCGACCAGGAGCGGCGGGAGCTCGCCGCCGAGCGCGGGGACGACGAAGCCGACAACATCATCCGCCAGGAGTACTTCTGCGACTTCGATGCGGCGATCCCGGGAAGCTACTACGGCCGGCTGATCGCAAAGCTCGAGGCCGAAGGGCGCATCTGCGAGCTGCCGCACGATGCACGCTATCCCGTGTTCACCGCGTGGGACCTAGGCCACCACGACCCGACCGCGATCTGGTTCTTCCAGTTGATCGGCAACTCGGTGCACGTCATCGACTACTACGAGAACTCAGGCGCCGGCGCCGACCACTATGCGCGCGTGCTGAAGGAGCGCGACTACACCTACGACGGCCATTACCTGCCGCACGATGCGGGGGATGCCGAATGGGGAAACAACGGCCTCGACCGCGTCTCATCGCTCAAGACGCTCGGGGTCAAGCCCTGCAAGGTGCTGCCGCGCTCGAGCATCGATGACGGCATCAACGCGGTGCGCGTGCTCCTCTCGCGCTGCAAGTTCGATCGCGACAGGTGCGAGCGGGGCCTGGACTGCCTGCGCCAGTACCAGAAGGCCTGGGACGATGAGCGCCGGTGCTTTGCGCTGAAGCCACTGCACGACTGGACGAGCCACGGAGCGGACGCATTTCGCACGCTCGCCCAGGGGATCAGACTGCCAAGGGAGGATCGCAATGGCTCGCGAGCCCGGACTGCCGATACCTAAGTCCCCGGAGCACCTTCGCGAGAAGCTCGAGGACCTGCGCGAAAAGCGAAAGCGCGGCGAGATCTCGAACGTCGCCTGGCGCGTGGCTTCTGCGCGCCTGGTGCGTGCGATCGAGGCGCAGGCGAGCCGCAAGAGGCGCTTCGCGATCACTTGATCTCGTACCGCGTGAAGCCGATGTTCGCACGCCTATGAGCTGGAAAGGCATCGCGAAGTTTCTCCACAAGGGCGATATCTTCAGCCAGACCTTCGGCACGAACTCCGCGGTCGCGAATATCCTGCATCCATCCGGGCGCGTGCTGAAGAACGCCGCGGAAGGAAAGCCCACGAACCTGCGCACCGCGCTCGACCCGGGGGGCTGGATCATGCCGGATCCGGTGAAGCCGCCACCCGGCGCACCGACGATCGACGAGGCGACGCGCAACATCCAGGAATCCGATCGCCTGCGCCGCCGCCGTGGGGTCTACGCGAACATCTTCGCAGGCGCTGCTGCCGCTCCCATCGTCGGCAAGGCGACGCTCGGCGGATGAGCGACGACGCCGAAACGATCATCAAGCACGAGGCATCGCTCCGCACCGACCGCTACAACTTTGATTCCTGGTGGCAGGACATCGCCTATCGGGTGCTGCCGCAGGAGGCGACCTTCACCACGGTCGACGCCGAGGGCACGAAGCGCACCGAGCGCCTTTTCGATTCGACGGCCGCGATCGCGAACGAACGCTTCGCCGCGGTCGTCGAGGACCTGCTCACACCGCGCACGCAGATCTGGCACGGCTTGAAGCCGCCGGCCGGGTTCGATGAGCTCCTGAAATCGCGCGACAACAAGATCTGGTACGAGCAGGCGCGCGACGTGCTCTTCGGAATCCGCTACGCGCCTTCGGCCAACTTCGCGAGCCAGAAGCACCAGTGCTATCTCTCGCTCGGCGCGTTCGGCAATTACGCGATGTTCATCGACGAGGCGATCGGCGACCGCGCGGCGCCGGCGCGCTTCATCGCCTGCCACATGTCAGAGATCGTCTGGTCGACGGGCGTCGATGGCCGCGTGGACACGATCTACCGCAAGTTCGAGCTCGAGGCGCGAAATGCCGCGAAGATGTTCGGCGAGAAGACTCCCGCGAAGATCAAGGCCGAGCTCGCGAAAGATCCGTTCAAGAAGTTCTGCTTCATCCACTGCACGAAGTTGAACGAAGAGCGGATCCAGTCCCGGCGCGACTACCGAGGGATGCGCTGGGCAAGCTACTACGTGTTCGTCGATGACAAGGCGATCGTGACCGCCGGCGGCTATCGCACCTGGCCCTGGGCGGTAGGCCGCTACATGGTCTCGACGCGCGAGAAGTACGGCCGCTCGCCTGCGATGCTCGCTTGGCCCGCGATCATGACGCTGCAGGAGGAAAAGAAGACCGTCCTGCGCGCCGGCCAGCTCGAGGTGCATCCGCCCGTGCTGCTCACGGAAGAGGGCGCGCTCGAAGCGTTTTCACTCAGGCCCGGCGCGCTCAATCATGGCCTCGTGAACGATCAGGGCCAGGAGCTTGCCAAGCCCTTCAAGACCGGCGCGGATGTGCCGCTCGGCATGGAGCTCATGCAGCTCGAGAAGCAGGACATTCGCGACGCCTTCCTGCAGACGATTTTCGAGGTCCTCGTCGAGAACCCACAGATGACCGCGACGCAGGTGCTCGAAATCGCCCAGTCGCGCGGCGTGCTCCTGGCGCCGACGATGGGGCGATTGCAGTCCGAGGACCTAGGTCCCTCGATCATCCGCGAGATGGACATCGCGGCCGAAGCGGGGAAGCTCCCGCCGCTGCCCGAGGAACTGCTCGAGCTCGAAGACGTCTATCGCGTCGAGTATTCGTCTCCCTTGGCGCGGGCCCAGCGTGCGAACGAGGCGCTTGCCATCACGCGCACGCTCGAGATCCTTCCCGCAGCGATTGCTGTCGATCCGAACGCCGCCTACGTCATGGATATCCCGGAATCGACGCGCGCGATCGCCGAGATCAACGGCGTACCCGCGAAGCTCTTGCGCGATGAGAAGCAGATCGCCGCCATCGTCCAGCAGAAGCAGGACGCCGACCAGGCGGCAGCGGTTGCTGCGGCCGCGCCCGAGCTCTCACAGGCCTCGCTCAACGCCGCGAAGGCTGAATCCTTGCGCGCCGGCGTCCCGGCTTGAGGAATCTCATGCAGTCGACCATTGCACGTATTCGCGCCTTGTGGCCGAAGAGTGCTCGCGAAAAGTTAGAGCACACACGCCTTGCCTACCTGCGCACCTTTTGCGGCGATCGCCAGGTGCCGCACGTGAACGCCGAGGAGGTGCTCGCGGACCTTCGCAAGTTCTGCGGCTTGACGAAGGGCGGAATCGTGGTCTCGCCGGTCTCTGGCATGGTCGACAGTCACGCGACCGTCTACCGGGCCGGGCAGCGCGACGTGTACCTGCGCATCACAGCTTTTTTGGGAATCGACGAACGGCATCTATTCCAGGAGGCGAGTCATGAAGATCACGAAGTTTCCGGTTCTGCAGAAAGCTGACGAGGGCGGTGGCGCTGGAGGTGGCGCAGGCGGCGGCG